GGGCGAGAGAAGTGAGCTGTTGCACGTGGCATTGTTTGCCAAACCAAATAGCGCAAGGCGTCACCAGCGTGAGAAAGATCGTGTTTACCGCCTTTTTGAGGACGGTAATTTTCATCGTAGCCCCAATTTTCAAGACTTTGTAGCGTTTCTGGACATGTTGTCGGATTAACAAGAACATTTCCAGAATGGATATACATGTTTGCGTGTGAGATCGTTTCTGCGACTGGTGGGTTGCGGCGTTCTGCAACAACTTTGATGCCGGCGCCCCGAAGAATGTCGTGATCACTTTCCGTTGCGCTTGTGCTGGCATGACTGCCGCTGGCGTCCGGGTAGCAAGTCACCATGCCATTTGCAAGCTGCCTGGGGAATTTGCGTTTGACGTGCTCGATCAAATCAAATGTTGTGCGACAGGTGTGCTCATCAAAGATATGAACCGCCTGCCCCGTGGGCGATGGGCGAACAACGGCGTAGCAAGATTGACTCTTGCCCACGTTGAAGTCGGCGCCGAAAACAATAAGTTCGTTTGCTTCTGGATAAAATACACTTGTGCAGTGCTTTTGACGATCAAACTCGTGAAAGACAGTTGCTTGTGCGAGATTAACAAATTCGCCGTTCAAATAAGCTTCAATCAGATTGGCGGGATAAGTAGCTCTCAGGTTTTCAATAAAGCCTGGATCAAGATATGGGTTGTCTGCTGTTTTTGCTTTATATAGCGCTTTTTCATCTGATGCTTCTCGCACGAACATGTTGTAGAGAGCTTTGTGACCCTCGGGCGTAGATGCAAAGCCAAGTTGAGGGCATTTCCCTACACGAACGCGCCCTTGCAGCTTTACAATTGCCGCCTCTGCTGTGTGTGTCGAAACTGTATCAATTTCGTCAACAACCATACTTGCGGCATTGACACCAATAATTCTGTTGTAATTTTCAAATGAACGCAAAAGAATAGGGGTGTCACCCTTGGATAATTTCAGCGTAAAGACAGGAAGTGGGCTTGTGCGAAACTCATGCGGAATCCCATATCTATCAAGTACACTTTGCCATGCAGGAATTGCGACGTCGCGTAAAAGTGGGATTGTGGGCTCAAGGAATAGATGCGTAAAACCTGGACTGCGAAAGCATAAAAGTATTGATTTCGTTACTGCTGCAAAGCTTTTGCCGCTACCAAATCCCCCGCATAACGCCACCATGCGATGATCAAAGTCTGTGACGAAATCTTTTTGATGCGGAAGCAGGTCGGAGATTATCTTGATCTCACAGGCGGAGTGATCGAATGTATTGTTGCCACGTCGTGCAATTGCACGCAGCTTTGAAGTGTCTTCAAACAGCCCAAGCGACTGCAGCGCAGCTCGATCTGCATAACGACTACTACGCGCTTTCGCGGGCATGAGAACTTCTCGACTTGTTTTTACTCTACAGCATTACGCAATACAGCTTCGCTGATCGCTTCGTTGCATTATTTCTTCTTGCGACGGTGTTGATAGCTTATCTTCTTGGAGCTTGTTTTTTCACGCTTGAAGCGACGCTTTTCTGCAGAGGTCATCTCCTTAGAGGTCTTCGGCGTGTCAGCAGAAACTCTTTTGGATGGGCGGCAAGCTGGATAGCCCTCACGCTTCTCGCCCTTCGAGCGCCCACAGGGTTTGCCCGTCTTCACGTCCACCCACTCTTCATCGAACCAGCGAGTGAGCCCCGACTTGGCTTTTCTAGGCATGACGACGACTCACTTTTCTACACGATAACGCCCACCACGCTTTTTATATTCACGCACTAACCAAGCATTTGCGTAGGCGCTAGGATAAACTTTGAATTTACGTTTTGCAGCAGCTTTTACGCGAGCGTAGAGAGCTTTGTCAACGGGGACGTTGCGTGACACGAGAGCTAGCGGGCGACTAAGAAAAGTCTATTCGAGAGCTATTCAGCGAAGAATAAAACATCAGGGATAAAGTCGCTATCGCGTAGTTCGGAAAACGATTTTTTAGCAACATCATCAGGGATAAAATTAACAAAAGATTGTTGATTTTGACAAGTAATCAAAACATATTCAAATTTATTCAATTTTTGAGTCATGCGAAACAAAAAACGTGATTTTTCATTCAAATTGCTAGCTATTGCAAAGCGTTTGAAGTCTTGAGGGCGTAGATAAATACGTAATAATTCAATGAAAGCTTGTCGATCTAGTGTATTTTTCATGTCATTTCACGTGTTGCATTGACGGCATCGTATTGTGATTTGCGTGATGCGCTCGATAATTCAACAAAGCGTTTGAATTGTTGTAAATCTTTAATATCGCGTAGCAGCATATTGATTGCGTCTAATTGTTCGCTCAATTTTTCTTGCAATTCTTGCACTTTTTGCTCTAGCTGCTCGATACGATCGTTTTGTGACATGACATGCGTGACAGCGAAGCAAATTTAGCGCGTTGTGCGCGATTTGTCAAGTGTTAATGCTTTGTAAATAGTGAGTTGTTGCTGTATTTTTAAAAAGCCGTCCTGGAATAGGGAAAAAAAATTTGGGGTGAGGGGTAAAGTAAGCCCCCCTGGCAGGAGAGGCCACCCCCAGTGGGTCCGGTGTGACGGCCGGACCCGTGGCGGTTGCCGGGCTTACCGGGCTGCGATGGCTGCCCCATAGGCTGCCGCGTGAGTGTTCCAGAGTTGCGCCCAGAGATCAGCGGCTGACATGGACTCTTGGATGTCGCACAGGAGCCAGCCGGCTTCGTTTGTGGGGCGTGAGACTGGCAGGCCGGTGAGGGCTGAGAGGCGGGCAGCGAGCTGGGTAGGTGAGTCAAGCTTCACACCTAGCTGTGCGGCCACTGCTGCGGCTTCAGGAATCCAAACGCGGCCACCACTGCGAGCTAGAACTGAGCAGAGGCCGGCCCAGAATTGAGAGGATGCTTGGCGTTCAGGTGACAGGTCGCCATAGGTGGCTGGATTGATCACGGGGCCAGCTTTTACCTTTGCCGTGGGTTTCGGTTCTGCTGGCTTCGGTGATGAGAGGCGGCAGTTTGTCCAGCCAAGCTGCTGCAGCGCTGCGCGGTCTCGATCGGTGAGAGGCTGCGCTAGTTCCTCGGCGCGGGCTTGCGCGGTGCGGCGTGTAGTCCCGGCGTTAAGCGCTGCGCTTGCCTGAAGCGCTGCCATCAGTAGTTCGGCGGCGTTGCGGATCTCTTTCCGGCTGGAGCCGTCGCCTGATGCTGCGGTCTTGGTGCGGGTGTTGGTGGTCATGAGTCTGTGATCTGTGGTTGTAGGGGGAAGGGTCGGAACCCTTCAGAGAACCCTGTGCGGGCTCTGAGAAGGGATCAGCGTTGGTGACAGTGGTCTGCGCTGATGTGTGCGGCCTTGGCTTCCTGACGGCAAAGGTCAAGGGCAAGGGCTCGGTTGATGGCTGAGCACCACACAATGGTCAGTGCACAAGCTGAGCCGGCAAGGGCACCGGCGAGAACGGTCAAGAGAACTGGGCGCATGGGTCTGTGATTTGAGGTTATTGGACGGGTGCGGCGCGTATGGGCGCTGCGGGTCATCGCGCGGGCCTGGTGGCTGGCGCGGGGCGCGGGGGTCGCGCGGGGGGGCAGGTTTTCGAGGTTCGCTCGCGGTCAGGTCGTCTTGCCTGAGCTGAGCACTTCTTAAAGGTAAGGCATGGGCGCGGGACTTTGCAAGTGGCGAGCAAGGGGAGTTTGCAAATTATCTGATCAGTTCTTTTTATATAACGCTTGCGTGATCTTAGTTTGTAACTAAGTTGCATTCAACAAAACATAAAGTATAAAGTAGCGATTCAATGCAAATACAAATACTTAGCAAGTAGCAAATAATACTATCACTTTGCAAATACTATCTATTGCAAACAAATAGCATTTGCTAATTAACTTTATACTTTACAAATACCTGGACAATAGAAATACATAGCATTTGTTATTTAATATTTAGCAATCGTCAACAAATAATAACATTTAACAAATAGCTGCAATTACAAATAAACAGTATTTGCAAAATAATAATAACATTTAACAAATACTATCTATTGTAAATAAACAGCAATCGTTAATTAACAAATAACGATTGCAAATAAATAATTGCATTTAACAAATAACTTTAATTAATAAATACCTGGACATTGCAAATAAATACTTTTAATAAATAATTGCAAATAATAAATAAATGCAAATAACTAATCTTTGCAAATAATAAATAGCAGCTATTTGCAAATCAATAATGCGTGCAAACAAATATAGCGATAAATCTGTTTGTACACAAATGCAACGCAACAAGTATTGCATTTATTTCTGCGATGAATAAATGAATGCGTGAATGAATGAATGTAAATAAATGAATGCAGTTTATCAATGAATGCGATGAATGTAAATTATGAATGTCAAGATATATCTTCTTTTTTGATTGAATCAAAATCAGGATGAATGTTTTTAACCCATGAAAATTTGCCAATTCTATTTCGTGTAATTGCTCTGTTTCTAAATTCTTGCTCTGAATGAATGGGCGGACCATAAAATCTTGAATGGCGAGATTTCGTATAAATTGTTTCTTCTTTCCATAATTTCACTCTGAATCGCCTAAGTTTAATGCTGCCTTGATAGCAATAAATTGGATTAATCATGAATCCAATTCTGCCGTTGCATTCAACTTTTTTGATGACATCTAAAGACTTTAGCTTACGAATTCTTCTATAAACGCTACTTATATCAATTTCAAAAAACGCCGCAATTGTTTTTTCGCACTGGGTTGTGAATCCCCATTCATTGCACATATCAGTTAAGTAGAATAAAATTAACAACTCTGAACTTGATAAACCAGCGCGAAGCAATGAATGAAAATTCTTCCTGCTCATAGAAATCCCTGCTGAGGTTAGTGGAAAATTCTACCACAATTCCAATGAGTCCCAAGGAAAGAATCCAGTCAGGGACTGAATTTCTCATTTCAAGAATCTGAGACTCAAAAAATGAGACCCCTTGCGGCGCAAAGGATCTCAGGGGCGTGTCAATTTTCTCCTATAGGGTATGGGAGACGGTTCGACAGCTAACCCAGCCCAGAGGGAAAACAAATCATCGGCGAATAAATAAAAATAAATTTGCGTGAAATAAATTTACTCATCAAAATCAGCTTCTTCTAATGCAACAAGTAACTGTTCAACACCTAATGCGCCGCTTTGTAAATTCTTGCCCACTTCAGCAATTTTTGCGGCGCTGTTAAGTATCGACGGAATATCACGAATATCTATGCTGCGATCATTTTCTAAATACTCGTCTAATGTACGTTGAGATAATGCAGCTAATTTTGCAGCGTTTGCGGATAAATTTCTGCCCAGAAACTCTTGCTGTAATCTATAAGCTTCTAAACGCTTTTTATGTTCAATCGCCCGTGAATCTTGTTCTACACGTAACTTTTGCTGCAACATATCTATGTCGTAGTCACTTGCACGTTCTGCCCAATAATTCTTTTTGCTAATTGCTAGCACTTTGTTATCTTGTAAATTAAATGTATTTGCAATATATGTTACTGATCTTCCCGATCCACAACTCAAGTAAAATTTCAGCAATTCAAACTCTTTATCTGTTTC